CAGGCAAGTCAAGTGATAGAACCTTGAAAGGTTGTTTGGTCATAGTTATACCGGTATAAGTTGAGGGAGTTGTAGTATATATCATATTGGGGTGTTACGCTTGTTACGGGGGTTTTTTGGTGCTGTAACGCTGGAGGGCGCATGGATGCTCATTTGTTACGCTGTTACGCTTGTTACAGGGTTTTTGGGGTGTTTCCGGAAAAACACGAATGTATGAACGCCAATCCAAAATATTTCGTGATACCTGCTATACCTGCGCCCAAAAACCGATATTTGGATTCGAGAGCCAAAAAGCCTGTAACAGCGTAACATACACTAAAAATAAAAAAATATAATATATATACTCTCTCTAACTCGTTGATTTCATTGGGGTTTTTCTTTTTGATTTTTGCCTTTCTTTGTTACAGGCAAATTGTAACAGCCTGTAACACCTGTAACATATACCGGTATAAGTTTGCCGAAAATGATAGTCGTGCCGCGCTGCGATGCCCCGAAGTTATACTGGGTATAAGTCTGCCCTGTCTGTCAAGGCGTCATCGGGTCGGTGGCTCGACTCTCCCTCTCCCGTTCGGGCTCGCTCGCTCGCACTCCCTCGCGGTCGTGCTACTATCACCAAAGGGCGCAAAAAAACCCCGCCGAGGCGGGGTCTCTTGGAAAGTTATATCGGTATAACTTATTCGGCGGATTCGGTAAACTCAGGGTCAATTTCTAGAATCAGGTCAAGCAAAGCGCCCGCCGTGTTATGTTGCAAAGTGCGCGCCATGCTAAGCGCTTTTGCAAGGGATTTTCCATAACCTTCGATTGTCGTTGTCGTTGCCTTGCTTGCTGCAACTTTCGCGGTTTTGTCTTGCGCTTTTTTATCGCGCGCTTTCGCGTCAAATGAAATCCCTTGCTCATAACATAACCAATAACTCGATGCGTACATATTCGCGGTTGACTTTTCCATCAATCCATCCGCCGCGAACCCTTGGAACATATCCGCAATATCGCGGCGCGCTTGGTTCGATGCGGCGTTACCCTTTAGGAAAATATCCATTTTGGTTTTTTGCGCGGCGCGCATAGAATCCATCACTAATTGGATTCCATCATTGCGCGCCGTCAACGCCGCCGCCGTTGCGGTATCTAATCCTACAGTTGCGCTTGCGATACCTTGCCAAGCCTTGCCCAAAATAGCGGGAGAAAATGTAGCGGGAACCAACGCGCCGGTAGCGCTTTCATTAAACTGTAACATTTTGTTACTCCTTCGATTTATCGGGTCATTGAAATAATGCTTGCCGATGAATGAATTATAAGCCTTTCCTTAGAACTAAGCAAGCGTTTTTATACCGGTATAACTTACCCCACCCCGCCCCCACCAAGCCTTTGTGGCTATGGGACTCCGCCCGTCCCGCTACGCTGGGCGCGACATTAACGAACACAACCAAAAGGTCACTTGATAGCCCCTATACTAAAAAATTCCCCAAGCGCTACCCCACCCCCCTCAATACAGAGACCCCCCGGGTACCAAAATAAAACACACCTCGAAAAAAATACTATACAATCCGCCCAACTTAGGCTGCACAACTTCGCCATGTACCCTGTCTCTATAGATACTGATGTTCCGCTTGCTGAATTCGCCCCGACTTTCGAGTCCCTAGATACCCGTGTGGCTGCTGCTCTCGCCTCGCTTGTAGATACCGACTCACTGCCGAACGAAATCTCCGACGAGAACATGAATACGTCCCGGGCTATTTTTACCGGGCAACAACTTGCGTCTGATATAGACTTGGCCAAGCCAGAGGTCATCGCTCACCTTGGAGCGCTCCTGCAAGAATACGACCACATCGTAGTTAAGTCTGCTGCGCAGCTACGTACATATATAACTAACAAACTGATTTTGGATTCTGCCAATGCAGACCCACGGGTTCGTCTGAAGTCACTTGAGATGCTGGGCAAGATCAGCGACGTTGGATTGTTCACGGACAAGACCGAGATTACGATGCGCCACCGGCCCACGGAAGAATTGGAGCAGTTGCTGCGCGAGCGCCTCACCCGGGTAGTCGAAGCAGAAGCCGCCACGCCATACCAGCCCACCCCGAAAGTTAGCTTAGATATCACAGAGGTGGTCGGTCGATGATGCCAAAGCACGTATGAATACCAACTTGGAGCTAACCCCCGAGATCATCGAAAAGATCATAAAGGGCATGCCACGGCATGAAGCGGCCGAGCTCCTGATAATGTTTGACGAGTTGGAGGAGCGCAAGCGGGTGACTATGGCCCAGACGGACTTCCTTGCGTTTATAGCGGCTATAGATAAGACGTATAAGTTCGGCGTACACCTGAAAAAGCTGGGCAATCTGCTGATGGACGTGGAGCAGAACACCAAAAACCGGATTGCCGTGAGCATGGCACCGCGTATGGGCAAGTCCCAGATGATTTCAATCTACTACCCTGCATGGTATCTAGGCAAACACCCCGATCACAAGGTCATTGTGGCCTCCCACACGGCTGATTTGGCGCTGGTTATGGCTAGAAAAGTGCGAAATTTGATTAATACTGCCGAATACAAGGCAATTTTCCCTCAAACGGCGATCGCAAGCGACGCTAAGGCCGCTGGACAGTGGAATACGACCAAGGGAGGCGAGTATTTCTCCATTGGTGTGGGTGGTGCGCTGGCTGGACGGGGTGCCCACCTCATAATTGCCGACGATCCGCTGTCTGAGCAGGACATTAAGTCCGGAAACACCAATTCCTTGGACAATACGTACGAGTGGTTCAGTGCTGGACTGCGTACGCGCTTGATGCCCGAGGGGAAAATCTGTGTTCTGCATACCCGGTGGCACCAGAGGGACCTGATCGGCCGGCTGCTCAAGGATTCCGCCATGAATGAGGGCGGGGACAACTACGAAGCCTTTGATTTCCCAGCTATCCTGAACGAGAACACCCCTGAAGAGAAGTCCATCTGGCCAGAACAGTGGTCACTGGAGGCACTGCAGCAAACCCGGGCGTCAATGCACCACATCATGTGGCAGTGGTTCGCTCAGTACCAACAAAACCCGACGGCATCGGAGGCTGCGATCGTCAAACGGGAGTGGATTAAGTGGTGGCCCAAGGACGACCCGCCTCCGATTAACTTCATTGTGCAGGCATACGATACGGCGCTTACTACGAAGCAGCGGTCTGACTTCTCTGTGTGCCATACGTGGGGTACGTGGACAAATGAGGAGGACGGGACGGAGAATGTCATCCTGCTCAACAAGGTCAAGGGGAAGTACGAGTTCCCGGAGCTCAAGAAGATGGCCCACGAGCAGTTCGAGGAGTGGCAGCCAGACAGTGTGATCGTCGAGGCGAAAGCCAGTGGGCAGCCGCTCATTGACGAGATGCGCAGGTCGGGTATATTCGTGCAGGACTTCAGCCCCGGGAAAGGGCAGGACAAGATCGCGCGGTTGAATGCGGTGACGGACATGTTCGCCTCTGGCCATGTGTGGTTCCCTGAGAGCGCGTGGGCAGCAGCCACGGTCGAGGAGATTCTGGCGTTTCCCGCCGGCGAGCACGACGACGAGGTGGATACAATGACGCTGGCCTTAATGCGTATCCGCAAGGGCGGGCTATTGCGCTTGACCACCGACCACGAGGATAATGAGTTTTTTAAGAAACCCAACCGAATGTCTTTCTACTAAGGATATATGGCGACTTCACAATTCATGGGGGCAAATAGTTTGATCGACCGCTTGGCCGCACAAGTTGGGTCGAGAGAGACTGCCATTAAATTACTGCGTAGCCGTGGACAGATGGAGGAGCACTCCGAGAACTTGACCGCCGCAGGTAAAGCGCGTGACGCGATGACTGCTGAGGAGAGAGCCAAAGACCGCGCGTCTAAACTCTCAGGCAAGAAACCTACCGCGTATTCATACGATCCGAAAACTAACCGAGCTACGCTAGCGCGAAGCGGAAAGAAATAATATGGCAACCAACAGCATGAGCCCCGCCCTGTACCAAGCCCCCATGGGTATCGACGCAGGAGAAGCTGAACCCGATTTGGAGATTGAGATCGAAGACCCAGAAGGGGTAACGATTAAAGCGGGCGGCATGGAGATTGAGATTCTCCCTCAGACTGCAGAAGAGTTCGACGCGAACTTAGCCGAAGACATGGATGACGGCGAGTTGCAGAAGCTGGCCAGTGAGTTGATTGATCTGGTGGACACCGACACGCAGTCGCGCAAAGATTGGGTAGAGATGTATGTCAAGGGCCTCGAGGTCTTGGGCATGAACTACGAAGAGCGCACTGAACCGTGGCTAGGTGCCTGTGGCGTATATTCCACAATCCTCACAGAAGCTGCGATTAGGTTTCAGTCAGAAACTATTACTGAGAGCTTCCCCGCGCAGGGCCCAGTCAAGACTCGGATCATTGGCGAAGAAAACCCAGAGACAACCGAGGCTGCAGAGCGTGTCCGCGACGACATGAACTACCAGTTGACTGAGGTGATGTTGGAGTATCGCCCTGAGCATGAGCGCATGCTGTACAGCTTGGGCTTGGCAGGATCGGCGTTCAAGAAGGTCTACTACGACCCAGCACTGGGCCGGCAGGTGTCGATGTACATCCCTGCAGAGGATATTATTATTCCTTATGGAGCGTCTAGCACCCAGACCTCCGAGCGTGTCACGCACATCATGCGTAAGACCAAGAACGACATCCGCAAGCTGCAGGTGGCAGGGTTTTACCGCGACGTGGAGTTGTCTGATCCTGAGCCGATCCACACTGACGTGGAGAAGAAGAAAGCGGAAGGCCAAGGCTACACGCTGACTGACGACGAGCGCTACCAGATTCTTGAGATTCACGTTGACTACAACCTGCCCGGGTATGAGGACGAGGACGACATCGCGCTGCCCTACATTGTCACGATTGAACGCGGCACCTCAGAGGTGTTGGCCATCCGCCGTAACTGGGAGAAGGACGACAAGCTCCAGCAGAAGCGCCAGCACTTTGTGCAATACACATACGTGCCCGGGTTCGGAGCCTACGGCCTTGGCCTGATTCACTTGATCGGTGGCTATGCCCGCGCAGGTACATCTCTGATTCGTCAGTTGGTGGACGCTGGCACATTGTCGAACTTGCCCGGTGGTATGAAGACCAAGGGTATGCGCGTCAAAGGAGATGACACTCCCATCGCTCCCGGCGAGTTCCGAGATGTGGACGTTGCCTCCGGCACGATCCGCGACAACATCATGGCGCTGCCATACAAAGAGCCAAGCCAAGTTCTGTTGGCATTGCTGAACCAGATCACTGAAGAAGGTCGTCGCTTAGGCTCGATCTCCGACATGAACATCAGCGACATGGGCGCGAATGCTCCGGTAGGTACAACTCTTGCGCTGCTTGAGCGTCAGTTGAAAACCATGTCGGCCGTACAGGCGCGTGTCCACTACTCGATGAAGCAGGAGTTCAAGCTCCTCAAAGAAATCATCCGTGACTACACCCCTGAAGATTACAACTACACACCTGAAGGTGGCGATCGTAAAGCGAAGCAAGCGGACTATGACCTCGTAGAAGTTATTCCTGTGTCGGACCCCAACAGTTCGACCATGGCCCAGCGGATCATGCAGTACCAAGCGGTCATTCAGTTGGCCCAGAGCGCACCGCAGATTTACAACCTCCCACACCTGCACCGCCAGATGATTGAGGTGCTTGGTGTGAAGAACGCCGACAAGTTGGTGCCCATCGACGACGACCAGAAGCCCCGCGATCCGATCTCGGAGAACATGGCGTTCCTCAATGGCAAGCCCACGAAGGCGTTCATCTACCAAGATCACGAAGCACACATTGCGGTACACAGCACGTTCATGCAAGACCCAATGATTGCAGCAGCGATTGGTCAGAGCCCGATGGCGGCGCAGATGCAGGCTGCCATTCAGGCGCACATTGCAGAACACCTTGGCTACGCATACCGCGTGAAGATTCAGGAACGCCTTGGCGCACCGTTGCCCACACCTGACGTGGAGCTCTCGCCTGAGTTGGAGGTCCAGTTGTCCCGCGTGGTCGCACAAGCCGCGCAGCAGTTGCTCACCATCAACAAGGCTCAAGCTGCACAACAGCAAGCTCAGCAGCAAGCCCAAGACCCGATTCTCCAGTTGCAGATGCAGGAAGTTCAGATCAAGAAGCAAGACGCTGACACTAAGGCCCGCAAGGTGGACGCTGACATCGCAAACAACCGTGAGAAGCTGGCCCTTGACGCCGAAAAAGGCGGGGTCGACCCTCTACAACTCATGCAAGAGGCCCAACAGGCTGAACAGCAGCACCAGCAGCAGCTACAGATTAACGCCCAGCAGGCTCAACAGGCCGCGCAAGCTGCCCAACAGCAGCAGGCTATGAAGCAGCAGCAGATGGCACAGGGTCTTGCCCATAAACAGCAGTTACATGAGCAGAAGCTAGCTGGACAACCACCTAAACAAGGGATGTAAATGGAACAAAACGTAATGGACCTGCTGACAAAGCAGCTTATTGAGGATCGAGACATGCTTATTTCCGCTATTGCGGGCGGGAAAGTAGCAGATTTCGCGGAGTACAAAGAGCTATGCGGGCAAATCCGGGGTATCTCCCGAGCACAAATCCGTGTATCTGAGATGGTGTCGCGCCTGAGACAGGGAGAGCAGGACGACTAAGTTTGGATGGGTTTATCTGGGGTTACCCGCCGAAATACGCTAAACCCCATGCGTGAAAGTAAGGAAGTCAAATGTCAGAATTTAATGTTAGCGCCGTAGATTTGTCTGGGGTACTCAATGCCACAGACGAAGAAAAGGCCCGACAGATTCCAGACCCGGTTACGTACCACTTGTTGTGTATGTTGCCCAAGGCCGAGGAAGAAATCGGAGAGAGCGGACTGATTAAAACCAGCCAAATGATGCACCACGAGGAGCTTCTGTCCCCCGTGTTGTTCGTAGCCAAAATGGGCCCTGACGCCTTTACCGACGAGAAACGCTTCCCCAGTGGCCCAAGCTGCAAGGTAGGTGACTTCATCTTGGTACGTCCCAACAGCGGTACACGGATGAAAATCCACAATACCGAGTGGCGACTCATCAATGATGACTCGGTTGAAGCAGTTATCCAAGACCCACGAGGAGTACAACGGCCATGAGCATCGAAAAAACCGAATTTGAGTTTCCAGACGAAGAAGGCACCAAAAACGCCCGTACTGAACCTGAAACTACACCTGAAACAGAGATTGAAATCGTTGACGATACCCCCGAAAAGGACCGTCACCGCACCCCTCTAGGCGAAGCGCCCAAGCCCGTAACAGAGGAGGAACTCTCCAAATATAGCGATCAGAAGCTAAAAGACCGTCTTGCCCACATGAATAAGGGGTATCACGAGGAGCGTCGGGCCAAGGAAGTGGCTTTCCGCGAGCGTGAGGAGGCGGTACGGGTTGCACAAGCTGTCGTGGAGGAGAACAAACGCCTGCAAGGGTCGCTGGCTTCCAACCAAACGGCACTTATTGACCAAGCTAAGCTGGTTGTAGCCTCTGAAATCGAGGACGCCAAGCGGGCGTACAAGGACGCCTACGAGGCGGGAGACCCTGACGGGATCATGAAAGCGCAGGAAAAACTGTTCACAGCGTCGCTCAGAGCCGATAAAGTGCAGAATTTTAAGCCGGCCCCTTTACAAACTACAGAATATCCTGTACAAACGCAACAACGGGCTCCTCAAGCGCCTGAAGTTGATGCTAAAACACGCGACTGGTTAGACAAAAATTCGTGGTTTGGTACCGACCGAAAGATGGCAGCTTACGCTCTCATTTTGCACGAGGACCTAAAGGATTCTGGTGTGCCTGTGGCTAGTGATGAATATTACGAAGCTATCGACGCCGATATGAGAAAACGGTTCCCTGAGTCATTTGCAGACGAACCCGCTGATGCTAAAACTTCTCAGCGAACAAAATCAAATGTAGTTGCACCGGCATCACGTAGTACTGCGCCTCGAAAGATCGTACTTACACAAACGCAGGTAAACATCGCCAAGCGGCTCGGCGTTCCTTTGGAACTCTATGCTCGTAAGGTTGCGGAAGAAATGAGGAAATAAATTATGACTGAACAAATTCGTAAGAGCCGCGAGCTCGATACCCGCGCAACCACAACTCGCCCAGCGAAGTGGCTGCCACCCCAGCTTCTGCCCGATCCCACGCCGGAACCGGGTTATGCGTTTCGCTGGATTCGTACCGCGACTCTTGGCAAAGATGATCCGACAAATTTATCTTCAAAGCTACGTGAAGGCTGGGAGCCCGTAAAGGCATCTGACCATCCTGAGATTAGATTGTTTGGTACAGCCAATGGCCAGTTTCCAGACAGTGTTGTCGTAGGTGGATTGATGTTATGCAAAACACCCGTGGAGTTTACGGAACAACGTGACGAGTACTACCGCCAACAAGCGGAAACTCAAATGAATTCTGTAGATAACACGTACATGCGCGAGAGTGACCCACGTATGCCGCTTTTCAAAGAGCGTAGTACCAAAGTTACTTTCGGTAAAGGTATTTAATTTTTTGGAGTTTAACTATGGCTTATCCTACAGTAAGCGCTCCGTACGGCCTAGAGCCCATCAATCGTATTGATGGCATGCCTTACGCGGGTGCTTTACGTCAGATTCCTGTTGCTGCTGGTTTTGGTACTGCTATTTTTAATGGCGATACCGTACAAATCAATAGCGATGGTTACCTGATTCTTTCTACCACTACTAACTCTGGCGCTATTGTCGGTGTATGTGTTGGCGGTCAATATGTGAACTCAAGCGGCCAAACCGTTCAAGCTCAGTATTTGCCTGCTTCCATCTCTACATCTACAAACCTCGCCTATGCGTACGTTATTGATGATCCAATGGCTCTGTTCAAGGTCGCAGTTGTGTCTTCTGGCACTACTATGAGCTCAGCAGGTCGTACGGTTGTTGGAACCAACTTGGCTTTGGTATTGAACGCTGGAAGCACCACTACTGGTAATTCCGCTTTCGCTGTTACCTTGACCGGTGCTGGTACTACCGCAACCATTCCAGTTCGTGTAATCGACGTTGTGCCGGAAACTGCTACAGCCGCTGATACTTACACCGAATTATTGGTGAAGATTAACACTCACCAATACAACAACACCACTGGTGTTTAAGGAGTAAAAAATGGCTATTTCACGCGCACAACTACTTAAAGAACTCTTGCCCGGTCTGAACGCATTGTTTGGACTTGAGTACGCCAAATATGGTGAAGAGCACAAAGAAATCTACGAAACAGAAGCGTCTGAGCGTAGTTTTGAAGAAGAGACCAAGCTGTCTGGCTTCTCCGCCGCTCCGGTGAAGAACGAGGGCTCTGCCATTGCTTATGACAATGCGCAAGAAGCTTGGACTGCACGTTACAACCACGAAACAATCGCGATGGGCTTCTCCATCACCGAAGAAGCCGTGGAAGATAACTTGTATGACTCTTTGTCAGCACGTTACACCAAGGCTTTGGCCCGTGGTATGGCGTACACCAAGCAGGTTAAGGCTGCCTTTGTATTGAACAACGCGTTCAATACTGCGGTTACCTACGGCGACGGCGTTACCTTGTGTAACACTGCTCACCCCCTGATCTCTGGTGGCACCAACAGCAATCGTCCGTCAACCGGCGCTGATTTGAACGAAACTTCGTTGGAAAACGCAGTTATTCAGATCGCTGCTTGGACAGATGAGCGCGGTTTGCTGATCGCTGCTAAGCCTAAGAAGCTGGTTGTACCTCCTTCTTTGATGTTCGTTGCTACCCGTCTGTTGGAAACTAACCTCCGTGTTGGTACTACTGACAACGATATCAACGCATTGAAGAACAATGGTTCGATCCCTGAAGGCTATTGCGTCAACCACTTCTTGACCGACACAAACGGTTGGTTCTTGTTGTCTGACGTGCCTAACGGCTTGAAGCACTTTGTCCGTATGCCTTTGGCTAACTCCATGGATGGTGATTTTGACACCGGAAATGTACGTTACAAGGCCCGCGAGCGTTACAGCTTCGGCGTTAGCGACCCACTCGGCATCTTCGGATCGCCCGGTTCGTCCTAAGCAAACCCGCACAGAACCTAGGTTCTGTGCTACAGAGAGGGCCCTTCGGGGCCCTTTTTTATTGTCCGCTTGACACGCCGAGTTTCTGTGATACATTACCTGTTACTAAGTCACAGGAGCTATTATGGACACCACAAACTTACCCAAGACCCGCAGCGAAGCAAAAGAAACCGGCAGTAAGTACTACTTCACTGGACAACCGTGCAAACATGGGCATATAGCAGCCCGAAAAACAAAAGGCTCCTGTGTGGAGTGTCTGAAGGTGGAGTGGCAAGAAGGGGCGGTATCCCGTGCCGGGTACTTTGCCACCTACAACAAACGCGAAGAAGTCAAAGACCGTAAGAACGCGTGGTACCAAGAGAACCGCGAAATGGTCATAAGCAACGCCGCTACGCGACCCGCGCACATATTGCGCGAGTACCGTAATGCGTGGAAGGCCAATAACAAAACACAAATTAGGGCGGATACTAAAGCCCGTAGGCGCAAGCATAGAGAAGCTACCCCCAACTGGCTATCCCGTACGCAACGGTCTGAAATCCGGCAGATATATCAAATCGCCATAACCATGACCCAGACCACTGGGGAACAGTACGTGGTTGACCACATCGTCCCACTGCGATCTCATGAAGTTTGTGGGCTGCACGTACCTTGGAACCTGCGGGTTATCACCCAAGAAGAAAATTTAGCCAAGTCCAACAAACTTCTTGCGCCCCCCATCTTGAAGTGATATATTCCAACTAATCCGGGTTTTCCGGTGTATCAAACAGTCCCGGCTGACTGACATGCAAGATTGATACACTTCAACGCATGTAAAGGAATTACATCATGGGATTCGCAACTCACCTTGGCCCTTGGCTGCTTGGAACTGTTCGTAACACAACCGGCACTACTGTTGGCACTATTGAAAACTGCGGCGCAACCGTTGTTTCTCAGACATTTAAAAAGAACTACACAGGTCAAGCCGCTTCCGCGACTACCGACACCATTTGCGTGTTACCTGCTGGCGCTCAAATCGTTGACATTTTGATTGACACCACTGTTGCATTTACAGGCTCTACCGCAGCCAATGTAAGCCTTGGTGATGGCACTACAGCCGCCTTGTACTGGGCTGCTACAGACGTGACCACTGCTGGTCGCGCAGCCGTTAGCAACGCAGCAGCTAAGTTGGGCGCATGGTGCGGTGCTGCATCTACAGCTTCCCCCAATGGTATTGGTATCGGTTCAACTGATGTAAAAATTGTTGCCACAATGACTCCAACTGTTGCCGCAGTGACAGCAGGTACTGTGCAGTACACAATCATGTACGTGGTTGCCGACTCTAGCGGTTTACAGTTTCCCGCTTCAGCTTAATTGATCTTGGGGGCTTCGGCCCCCGCATTACAGGAGATTGATTATGATGCAGACAGACGTATCAGCCGGACACCTTGATGTCTCAGGCTTTATTATTCCTAATGGGCGCTACCGCATAAAACAGATTACCTATCAAGGTAGCGGTGGCGGCGCAGGTGTTGTTGAGATATTTGATACAACCGTTGCACCAACTACGGCTAGTTACGGCAGATCAGGAACCCTTGTTACCATAACTAAATCTGCACACGGTTTAGCCACAGGTGATCGAATTGGTATCGGTTACAGTGCTGCGTCTAGCGTATCTGGTACGGATGGAAACTATGTTATTACTGTAGTTGACTCCAGCACCTTTACAGTAGATGACCCAAATTCTGGGACTGTAACGCCCGGTACAGCTTGCAGATACGTAAATAGCGGCGCTCGTTGGTTAGTTAGTTTTGGGACTGCGGTAAGCGTAACTACGCCCGTTGCGGTTTTAATCCCCGGAGAAGGCATTCTGGCGGCAAAAGGTATTTACGCAAACTTGTCAAACACTAGTTACGTAACGGTGTTCTATGGCTGATAAGAGTTTTGATCTTGTGGGGCGCAAACTTATGGTTGCGATCCCCTGCTATGACGGCAGGCTGAATATCAAGACGGCGTTTGCTCTGGCAGCGCTCGTCCCTAAACTGGACAAGATGGGCGTCCAGATTCAGCTTTCCCATTTATCAGGATGCTCGATCATTACCAAGGCGCGTAACGCGCTGGTTACAAAGTTCATGGAGTCGGATTGCACTGATCTACTATTTGTAGATTCAGATGTCATCATTACTCCAGAAGATGTAATTCGTTTGCTGGCCCTGAGCGGTGGCAAAGACATCACTGCAGGCTCATACCCACGTCGTGCAGACGATCGTAAATTCTTCCTCGACTTCTACCTAAACGAAGACGGCGAGTTAGAGTTTGACAACAATGGTTTGATGCGTGTAAAAAATGTAGCTACAGGATTCATGATGATCCAGCGCCATGTGCTCGAGACCATGATTGCCAATCACCCCGAGTGGAAGTACTACAACAACGTGGACGATACGCACGAATCAGCAGTATTTGATTTTGCTATCGTTGATGGACAATATATCGGGGAAGATTACCTGTTCTGCCAACGCGCCCGCGCTGAAGGCTTTACAGTGTTCCTTGATACCGACATCAGCTTGCCCCACGTAGGCACTACCGAGTTTTACCGTAACTTTGCTGAAGATGCTATGAAGCCCTTGCTGGCCGATCATGGTAAGAAGCGTTTAAAGGTAGCAAATGGCTAAGAAAACCCCATCCCTTGCGGTAGGTCGCGGCGAGAAGCTGCCGGTCTCTAAAGGGGCGGGGCTGACTGCCAAAGGCCGTGCTAAATACAATGCAGCCACAGGGTCAAACCTCAAAGCGCCACAGCCAGCAGGCGGTCCACGTAAGAAGTCATTCTGCGCCCGTATGTCTGGCATGCCCGGCCCGATGAAAGACGAAAAAGGCAAGCCTACCCGTAAGGCTGCTTCACTAGCAAGGTGGAAATGCTGATATGGATAAATTTAAATCAGTTATGGATAAATACCCGGCGTATGGGTCTGCTGCTTGGAAACGCAAAATGGAGCAGGAGCAAGCCATTCAACCAGATACTACTCTGGAAGAGTTAGCAATTGGTCTCCCCCGCGCTGGGATAGCGGCAGCAAAAGGGTTGGCTACACGGGCAGCGCCAGCTAGTAAATATCACCCCACGGTACAAAAAGCGATAGATGAGGGGCGGATGCCCGAATCAATGGGTGAATTTATGAGCGGTTACGTACGTGCCAAAGGCAACCCAGAAATTGGGACTGGGGGCTATGGTAGCGATGGAGCCTCAGAAAAGATGGCAAACTACCTTAAAAATATGCGTTCAGGTAAAGAAGCAACGCCAAAAGGATATTCACTTACTGGCGCTCCTAAAGGCTATAAAGCGCCTCCACGAAACGCAGAACCTGTACATTACAGCGTAGAAGAACTTAGAAATTTGCCTGAGGACTGGTCGCTCTTCAAGAAAGGTGGCAAAGTTTCAGGTGCTTCTAAGCGAGCAGATGGTATAGCCCAACGCGGCAAGACACGAGGAAAGATGCGCTGATATGACCTCACCAGAAATACAAACTGCAAGAGAACTCGCCACACACGCGGCGGACATTAGCCATCTCCAAGAAGACATGGACAGAATGGCTAAAGATATGGCGGAGATCAAAGTTACGCTTAATAGCATCAGCAACACACTTGCGGAAGCCAAGGGTGGCTGGAAAGTGCTCATGATGTTTGGCGGTGCAGGTGGCGTAGTAGGCGCAATGCTGACCCAGATCATCCACGCAATCCCCGGAGGCAAATGATGCCATCCACAAGCAAAAAACAACACAATTTCATGGAAGCGGTGGCCCACAATCCAGCGTTTGCCAAGAAAGCAGGCGTCCCACAATCCGTGGGCAAAGATTTTTCTCAAGCGGACAAGGGCCGCAAATTTTCTAAAGGTGGCGATATGAAACACGAAGACGTAAAAATGGACAAGTCCATGATGCAAAAGGCTGTGAACAAACACGAAGGCCGTTTGCACAAAGGTGAAGCTAAAACTAAATTGTCCGCTGGCGGATACACACGCGCAGCTGATGGCGTTGCTCAGCGCGGCAAAACCAAGGGCACCATGGTCAAAATGAACTACGGCGGTAAGTGCTAATATCATGATGGCAAGCCGTGGTATGGGGGCCATCTCCCCCAGCAAAATGCCCAAAGGCGTGCGTAAAGCACGTCGGGATGATACTGACTTCACGCAATACGCTGAAGGCGGCAAAGTCGGCTGCAAGTGCCATGACATGGCTGAGGGCGGTCTGTACGCTAACATCCATGCCAAACGCGCTCGTGGTGAAAAAATGCGCAAGCCCGGCCAAAAGGGTGCGCCCACTGCGCAAGCTTTTATTGATTCAGCAAAGACGGCTAAAAAATGACAACTACCGGCACCACACTCTTCAACATGGACTTCACGGAGATCGCCGAGGAAGCGTGGGAGCGTGCGGGCCGGGAGATGCGTTCTGGTTATGACCTGCGGACAGCGCGTCGTTCCATGAACCTGATGACCATTGAGTGGCAGTCTAAGGGTATCAACATGTGGACGATGGAGCAGGGGTTTATCAACCTGACTCCCGGATTGAATACTTATGCGCTGCCATTGGATACTATTGATTTGCTGGAGCAGGTCATTCGTACTGGGTCCAACACAGCGTCCACCCAAGCTGACTTAACGATTACACGGATTAGCGTTTCAACCTATGCGACTATTCCAAACAAACTTCAACAAGCTCGCCCAATTCAGGTCTGGATTCAGCGCCTTTCGGGAGAGACTAACCCAACTTCGTCAACTCTTGACGGAGCGATCACCGCCACGGACACCACGATCACGCTTAACACGGTGGCTGGACTAGCCGGATCTGGTTTTATTCGCCTTGACTCTGAAGACATCTACTACACATACATCTCAGGGAATACCCTAGGTGGGGTGTTCCGTGGGCAAAACAACACGACTGCGGCGTCGCACTTAACGGCTACTGCTGTGTACGTGCCACAATTACCTGCTGTGACGGTCTGGCCTACTCCTGACAACTCAACGTCCTACCAGTTCGTATACTGGAGACTCCGCCGTATTCAAGACGCTGGCGCTGGTGTTAGTACAGCCGACATGAACTTCCGCTTCCTGCCCGCGCTGGTGTCCGGCTTGGCGTACCATATTGCAGTCAAGACGCCTGAGTTGATGCCACGCATTGAGATGCTCAAGCAAATGTACGACGAGACATTTGAAGTTGCTGCCGGTGAAGACCGTGAGAAAGCCGCAGTCAGGTTTGTCCCACGCCAGATGTTTATCGGTAGTGGTGGGGGCTACTAATGCCTAATCGTTTTGCATCAGGCAAACGGGCGATTGCAGAATGTGATCGCTGCGGCCAGCAGTTTAAATTGAAGCAGCTTAAAGAAGAAGTCATTAAGCAGCGGAAGTATCAGTTGTTGGTTTGCCCTGAGTGCTGGGACCCCGACCAACCGCAATTGATGCTGGGAACATTCCCAGTTGAAGACCCACAGGCTTTGCGTAACCCACGCAAGGACACGACGTATGTCACATCTGGTGTTAACGTTAATGGGTATCCGTCTGGCGGTTCGAGGGATATTCAGTGGGGTTGGAACCCAGTTGGTGGGTCTCGGTTAAATGATAATTTACTAACGCCAAACTACTTGGCATTAGGCGTACAAATTGGTACAGTAACAGTTCAAATAGGAGCGTAAAATGGCATTCACACGATCAGCAGATGGCATCGCTAAAAAAGGCAAAACCGTTGGTAAAAACTACGGTGACAGCGGCCCCACAGCGAAAGAAACAATGGGCGGCAAGAAAACTAAAGGCGTGACTGGTAAAGCCATGCGTGCAGTTGGTCGCAACATGGCCCGCGCAAACAACCAAAAGTGAGGCTAACATGGCTACATTTAGCAAAAAATTAATGGATAAAGAAGTTGGCGATGCCAAAGTCTATGCCAAGCCACACACCATGACTGGCAAGTCTGTTAAGGCTTCTACCAATCCCGGCAAAGAACCAAACCGTAGCAAGATTGACACGTTGGATGTCAGCGTTGGTGCGGAGAGCAAGTCTGCTGGCGATGAAAAAGTCAAGACCAGCGGCATCAAAGTGCGCGGTACAGGCGCAGCAACTAAAGGCTTGATGGCACGAGGCCCAATGGCATGACATACAACGAACTTGTCACGGCAGTAAACGATTACTGCGAAAACACTTTCCCCACTGCTGACATGAATATTTTCATTAAGCAGGCGGAGCAGCGCATCTATAACACGGTGCAGTTGGCTAACTTGCGAAAGAACGTGACAGGCTCGTTGACCCAAGGCAACAAATACTTGGGTTGCCCACAAGACTTTCTGTCAGCTTACAGCTTGGCTATCTACCCAGCCGCTGGTGGTGACTTCTTGTTCTTGTTGAATAAGGATGTGAACTTCATGCGTGAAGCATATCCAAACCCATCAACACAAGGCAAGCCCAAGCATTACGCAATCTTTGGTCCACAATCCAACGATGTGAATGAACTCACGTTCATGCTTGGCCCAACGCCTGATGCCGCATACATGGCAGAACTGCATTATTACTACTACCCAGAGTCAATCGTGACTGCTGGTCAGACATGGCTGGGTGATAACTTTGATTCAGCTTTGTTGTATGGAACAATGTGCGAAGCCATGACCTACATGAAGGGCGAGCAAGACATGATTAAACTGTACCAAGACAGGTACGTTCAGGCTATTGCTCTACTTAAGAACTTGGGTGATGGTAAACAACGTGCTGACGCTTATCGTGACGGCCAAGTTAGGGTTCAAGTATCATGAGTATTCTTCAGGGCGCAACCACTTCGTTCAAGGTTGAACTGCTTCAGGCGGTTCACAACTTTGGCCCCACATTACCAGACACGTTTAAAGTTGCTTTGTACACTGCCAACGCAGACATCAATGCAAGCACAACGGCGTACACAACAACCAATGAAGTGACTGGCACTGGGTACACGGCGGGGGGTAACACGTTGACTATTAGTACGTCGCCTACGTCTGGCAACGACTCCAGCAACATCCCAACGGCGTACATTTCGTTTGCCAATACATCTTGGACAAGTGCTTCGTTTACTGCTCGGGCGGCTTTGATTTACAACGATTCCGCAGCGGGTAACCCATCTGTTGCCGTGCTGGACTTTGGTTCAGACAAAACAGTGTCTAATGACACATTCCAGATCATCTTCCCAACGCCCGATGCCAATAGCGCAATCGTTCGTATATCGTAAGGACACATCATGAGTATTGATTTTGGCAAAGCCTCGGACAAGTTTGACGCAGTGATGTCAACGACCGGAAAAGAAAATGATGCCTTGCACGGTGGCGGTGTGTTTACCGTTACTTGCCGTGACGCAGAAGGTAACTTGAAGTGGGAAGATGGTTTCCATAATTTGGTGCCAAGCCAAGGGTTGCAGTACATGAGCGCCAGCTTCTTTAATGCTACAGGCTACACCACGGCTCTGTACTTTGGTTTGATTACTGGCCCCGGCTCTGGCACGTCTTACGCAGCAGCAGACACATTGGCCAGCCATGCAGGTTGGACTGAAAGCAGTGATGTAGGATCACGAAAAGCCATTACCTTTGGTACACCTACCACTGCTACGCCTTCGGTGACTTCTGGTACATCCTCAGTGTTTACCGTTACATCTGCAACCACGATTGCTGGTGCGTTTGTGACCAATGCTTCTAGCGGTACATCTGGTGTTTTGTTTGCTGAAGGTGACTTCACTGGCGGTGATAAGTCTGTAACTACAGGCGACACATTGGCAGTTACTTACACATTCTCATTGACCACTTCATAAAGGCAGGCTGTGTTTGGTTATGCCGCATTTGCCCAAGCACCGTTCGCCTCACTTGGCGAGTCGGTCATGCCTGTGGACTTTGCGGATACGGCAACCATTACAGATACATCAGACGCAATAAAAGCAATCGTAGGCATTCAGTCTGATACAGCAACAATATCTGATTCTGTTAATACGCAGGTAGCGTACAACGTCTACGTTATAGACACAGCAACCGGCACAGATACATTCTCTGCAACACTTGGTTACACAGTTGCGTTTGCTGATACGGCTACGATTACTGATTCACCGTCAGTAACTGCAACAATCAATGTGTCTGTTACTGGAATTCAATTAAATGTTTACATTGGCGGGGTGCTTGTCTGGGCAGTAATTGATGACAGCCAAGATCCAAACTGGCAAAATATCAATAGCGCACAAACACCCGGTTGGAATGACCTACCGTCGTAAGGAATACAAATGGCTCTCGTTCTAAAAGACCGTGTAAAAGAAACGTCTACCACCGCCGGGACAGGCACACTAACGCTTGCTGGCGCATCCGCAGGTTTCCAGTCTTTCTCCGCTATTGGTAACGGCAACACCACTTACTACGCCATTGTTGATTCCACAGCGGGTACATGGGAAGTAGGTATCGGTACGTACACATCTTCTGGTACTACGCTGTCTCGTGACACCGTGCTGTCTTCCAGCAACAGCGGTTCTTTGGTTACGTTCTCATCCAACTCAAAAGACGTATTTGTAACGTACCCATCTGAAAAGTCTGTTTACTTGACTGCGGCTGACGTTGTTGCCCAGCAGTCGTTTGGTGCAATCACAGCTACATCTGCGGCTCTGACTACCGGTACGGTTTCTACAACGCCAGCAAGCAATACTGACATTGCCAATAAGCAATACGTTGATGGTTTGGTCACTCAAGGCATCTCGTACCATGAGCCTGTATTTGTAGAGTCGCCAAACACTACCGGCAACTTAAACGCCACGTACAACAACGGCACGGCTGGTGTTGGCGCTACACTGACCAACGCAGGTACTCAAGCAGCCCTGACTATTGACGGCATTTTGATGACCGTTGGTAAACGGGTGTTGATTTACAACCAAACCAATCAGTTTGAAAACGGCGTTTACACGGTCACCACAGTAGGCACGGGATCCACAAACTGGGTGCTTACTCGCGCAACAGACGCAAACACTTACGGCCTTCGTGACCCCAATGCTCTGGGTTACAACGATGCGTTCTTCGTTACCAACGGCAACACGGGCGCTGGTGAGACATACGTCTGTACAACCACTGGAACCATTACCTTTGGTACAACGGCTATCACGTTTGCCCAGATTTCTTCTGCACAGGTTTACAACGCTGGCACAGGTCTGACTCTTTCTCCAGCTACCACATTCAATATCGCCAACACCGCAGTAACCGCTGGTGCATACGGCAGTAGCACTCAGGTTGGTAACTTTGAAGTTAATGCTCAAGGTCAGTTGGTATCTGCGGGTAACGTCACAATCAACATCGCCGCATCTCAAGTGTCTTCCGGTACGCTGGCGGTAGCTCAGGGTGGTACAAACATCAGCTCCTACACCACGGGCGACATCTTGTATGCGTCTGCTTCTGGTGTGTTGTCCAAACTGACGCTGGGCACAAATGGATATGTGTTGGCCGCAGGCGCATCTGCTCCGGCTTATGTAGCGCAAAGCACTTTGTCTGTTGGTTCAGCAACTACAGCTACCACCTCAACCAACTTAGCGGGCGGTGCGGCTAATAGAATTGCATACCAGACTGGCGCTGACACAACAGGTTTTGTGGCGGCTCCAACTACATCTGGGGATGTACTCACATGGAACGGATCGTCAATTGCTTGGTCAACATCGGCTGGCGCATCCAAAGGCTTTGCAGTAGCAATGTCTATCATTAACGGTCTGTAATAGGGGCAATCATGGCTAACCCGAATATCGTCAATCTCACCTCGATGTATGGGAACACAGCGTATGTGATCCCTTCCGCTACAACAGCGACCACATCTTGGACTTACAACGGCACAACCACGCTGACAGGTCTGACCCCTGCGGCTGGCTCGGTTAACCGTATCGTAAGTTTAGTAGTGGCTAACACCACATCATCGGCGGCAACAGCCACTGTCGGTATTGGTAACAACGCAACGTTTGGCAGTGCTACTGTGGTGGCTTACCCTGCTTACCAGATCAGCGTCCCAGCCAATACCACGTTGATCGTGACGGACAAGACCACAGCTTTCTATATTACGGAGAACCAATCAGTCGGTGTAACATCCGGAACAGCCAGTGCGCTGACCTACACCGCCACGTTTGAAGTGATTACATAAAGGTAGCCCATGTCAATGCGTTACCCCGGTGGCTTAATTGCCACAACTCCGGTTAATCAGCAGTACCCTTCCGGCGTATGGACGGGGCCACAGACTACGCCTTATCAGGCTAACAATGTCTGGGCTAATGACTCGTCATTTAAAAACACCACACTGCTCTTGCATGGGGATGGTGCAACCACATCGTTTACAAAAGACGCATCGACAAACAACTTTCAGTTGTCTCTTGTTGGGGATACCAAGCCAAACAATCTGACACCGTTTATTGCAAATGGGTACTGGTCAAACTATTTTGATGGGAGTGGCGACACTTTATCTTACGCATCGTCAGGTGACGCTGTTAATTTTACCGGAGCGTATACCGTAGAGTGCTTTTTTAATTTGGCAAGCAACCTAACATATATTGGCGCTTTTGCAAATTATATTGGTGGTCTACTGGTTGCAGGTTCTTCAGGACAAACGGGGGGCTTTTCATTTTTTGTGGGGTCATCGGGTTCTGGAACAACAGTGCCAACTACGCTTGCAATATACACTTATGGTGCTGGATCGCCATCGGCACTTACGGCAAGTTCGTTGTCCATTCCAATTGGTGTATGGCACCATGTTGTGGCAGTTAGAGATAGCAGTAATGTAACCTCAATATTTTTTAATGGAACACGGGTTGCAACCTCAACTATTTCTGGAACTTACGCTTCTCAACCATTTGAAATTGGTGGCGACAACAATCCGGCTGGAGCGTATAACGCATGGTTCCCCGGATACATTAGCAATATGCGTGTAGTCAAAGGTACTGCTGTTTACAATCCAACGCAGACTACATTGACTGTTCCAACTGCGCCTTTGACAGCAATTACAAACACATCAGTACTGACTTGCCAGTCAAACCGTTTTGTTGACAACAGCACAAACAACTTCACTATTACAAGGAATGGTGATGTAAGCGTCCAACGTTTTAGCCCATTTAATCCTACATCTGCCTACACCACAAGTGTGCTTGGCGG